GGTGGCGGTGAGTTCGGAGGAACGGTATCAGTAGGAACCCCTACATTAGATACACATGCTGCTACTAAGGCATATGTTGATTCATTGGCTAGTGGCATGGTTGTCGGATCTACCGCTCCCTCTACACCAGATGATGGTGATTTATGGTTTGATACATTAACATCAAGAGTTAATGTTTATTATTCTGGTTCATGGATGACAATGGCATCAATTGATGACACATTGAATCTACCCCAGCATATTCACGATACCGCAATTGATGGAACTGGTTTCATAGTATCTCAGTTCGTTACTGGCGGTAGTTTTAATGACCCACAAGGTTCTCCAGTAGATGGAGGGTCTTATAATACTAACTCGTGGACCTTGGTTTACGATGGCGGTAGTGCAGTAGATAATTTCAACTAAAACTGATGTTATAATTAGCACAGAAATAAAACGGTAGAAATACCACAAGGAGAGATAAATGGCAACAAGAATGCAACAGCGCAGAGGAACCGCATCACAGTGGACAGGCGCAAATCCAATTTTAGCAGCAGGTGAAATCGGTTTTGAAACCGACACAGGCAAATTTAAGATAGGTAACGGATCATCAGCATGGTCTGCTTTAAACTATTACGTAGACGCAAATGCCATACTTGATGGTGCACCAGGCGTACTAGACACACTTAACGAACTAGCAGCAGCCCTTGGCGACGACCCAGCATTTATTACTACTGTTGCAACAAATCTCTCAACACACACAGACGCTACACAAAATGTTCACGGAATTGTTAATACTGCAAACCTTGCAACTTTAGATGATGTTGCAGATGCAGTTTCTAACGCTGAAGTAGATCAGTCAACACTTGCAGGCGATGGCATTGATTGGAATGCTGGTACAAATCAATTTGACATTGACAGTACTGTTGTTACATTAACAGGTACTCAAGAATTAACAAATAAGACATTAACTGCAGCAGATTTAGGTGCAAACTCAATAGCAGTTACCCAAGACGGTACTGACAATACAACAAAAATTGCCACTACTGAATTCGTTCAGGGTAGAGTAAATGCAATTATTGGTGGAGCACCAGAACTATTAAATACACTAAATGAACTTTCTGTTGCTATTGCAAATGATCAAGACTTTGCAGCAACTATAACTGGTTTAGTTGGAGAAAAAGTTGCTAAGTCTGGCGACACAATGACAGGACATCTAACTCTTCCAGTTCTCCCATTAAATGTTGACCACGCTGCAAGCAAAAAGTATGTAGATGATACATCAAGTGATGCGGCCAATGGTGCGGTAGCATCCCACAATGCATTAACAACAAACGTACACGGCATTGGAGATGTTGCTGAACTTGCAACTCAATCATATGTTGGCACTCAATTAGAAAATCACAATGATGCCACACTAAATGTACATGGTATTGCTGACACATCAGCACTGGCTATGGATTCTGATCTTCAGACCCACATACTTGCCACAACTACTGTTCACGGTATTGCTGATACATCTCAATTAGCATTGTTATCAGATATTGAAACTCATAGAACAGACACAACAAGTGTACACGGAATTGCAGATACAGCAAATCTTGTTCTTACAGATGATGCTCGTTTATCAGATACAAGAACACCAACAGATAATACAGTTACAACTGCAAAGATCGTTGACTCTAACGTAACTGCAGATAAACTTGCTGGTGACTCTGTAACAACTGCAAAGATTGAAGATGGAGCAGTAACATCTGCGAAAATTGCAAATGGAACAATTGTAGATGCAGATATTAATGCATCAGCAGCAATTGCACAGTCTAAGATTGATGGACTTTCAGCAAGTTTTGCTGCAAAGGCAGACCTTGAGTCACCAACATTTACAGGCACTGTAGCAGGTATTACAAAGTCTATGGTAGGACTTGGAAATGTTGATAACACATCTGATGCTAATAAGCCAGTTTCAACTGCTACACAGACAGCACTTGATGCAAAGGCTTCTCTTGCAGGAGCAAACTTTACAGGTAACGTAGAAGTTGACGGAAATCTTGTAGTAGACGGAGACTTTACAGTTAACGGAACTAACTTCTCAGCATCAGCAACATCTATTACAATCGAAGATAATATGGTTCAACTTGCTCATCAAAATGCAGCAAACACCGTAGACCTTGGTCTTGTTGTAGCATACAATGATGGTGCAGCAAAGCACTCAGGTATTGTTAGAGACGTATCTGACGATAAGTGGAAGTTGTTTAAGGGTGTAACTACAGAACCTTCAACAACAGTTAACTTTGGTCAGGGATCACTTGATAACCTTGCAGTTGCAGCACTTGAAGCAACAACTGTAACCCCTTCATCTGGCGTAGTCTTCTCAGACGGTACACAGACAAAGGAAGGTGTTCCTTCACGCACACCAATTATTCAAAAGACAGCAGCGTATACTCTTGGATCATTAACAGAAAGAGACTCACTTATTGAGGTTTCTCACACTGGTGGTTCAGCAGTAAGCGTTACAATTCCTGCAGACTCAACATTGAATTTCCCAGTTGGAACTTCTATCGATGTTCTTCAGACAAATACAGGCGCAGTTGCAATTGCAGCAGGCGCAGGGGTAACAGTAAATGCTACTCCAGGATTAACTCTACGTACACAATGGTCATCTGCAACTCTCTTGAAGAGAGCAGCAAATACATGGGTTGTTTATGGAGATCTTAAGTAATTTATAAGAAAAAGGGGAATAAATAATGGCAACTAAAAAAGTAGGTAAAAAGTCTGCAGCAGCAAATGACTTCTTGGAGCCAAAGCCACCAATTGATGTTGTTCCAACGAACACATGTTCTGGAAGAGCATATAATAACGGTGCTGTATCAGTTGCCTTTAATCTACCAGCAGGATCTCCTCCAGCAACGTCTTATACAGTTTATGCATCTACAGGACAGTCTGCTACAGGAGCCTCATCTCCAATTACCGTAACTGGAATTGCTGCAGGAGCAACACCTACATTTACAGTAACAGCAACAAATGCTTCTGGAACATCAGCAGCATCATCTGCTTCATCTGCAGTAACAGTGACAACAATACCAGACAATCCTACTGGTGTTTCAGCATCTGCTTCATCTGCTAACACAAATACAATTTCTTGGACTCTTCCAACTGGATCAGCAACTGGAGGTAGTGCATTAACATCAATTAGAATTACTGGCTCAGATGGGTCAAGTTATACTGGTATCTCACCTTCTGCAACATCATATAATGCTAATGATCCAGGAACAAGTCCAGGGTCACAGACTTATACAATTTATCTTTCAAATGCATGTGGAGAGTCAACTGGTGTAACTACAAATAACGTTACTACTACACCACCATTCTTCCCATTCTTCCCGCCGTTTTTCCCATTCTTTCCATTCTTCCCATTCTTCCCACCATTCTTCCCATTCTTCCCTTACTTCCCATTCTTCCCACCATTCTTCCCATTCTTTCCTTACTTCCCATTCTTCCCACCGTTCTTCCCTTACTTCCCTTACTTCCCATTCTTCCCACCTTTCTTCCCTTACTTCCCTTACTTCCCATTCTTCCCACCGTTCTTCCCTTACTTCCCATTCTTCCCATTCTTCCCACCGTTCTTCCCAACATTCGGCGGATGTACATGCGGATATTGCTGGAGATGTTCAATATGTTGCCCAGGAAGAGCATGTGCTTGTTAAATTTAGTGAGGGTATATAAAAATATGCCCTCATTAAATAACATGTGCTATAATAAAAGTACTAAAGGAGATTATTAATGTACGCAGTATTAGTAAATATAAACAATAACCTATATGATGTTATTGCAACTTTTCATAAGCCTGTTCAAAAATTTATGGATGATCTTGATGCAGCCTATGAAACTGGACTACCAATTACAGCAATTGACGCAAACTCACACAAGCAAACAGCCTTATACGGAGCAACATGGAACGGATCTTCATTTTCTGGAGGAGTTGCTGGTCCAAAATTATTAGAAGCAACACAAGAACAATTAGATTCTTTTGACCTGTATGCATTTTTATGTAATAATGTGGTTGTTGCAAGAATCGCAGCAGCAGTTGATACTCCAAAAGCAGAAATGTTTCGTGCAGCATTAGCCACAGGTATGTCTATGGTAAAAGTTCCATCAACTCAAAGTATAGTTGTCGGACAGTCATATACTTGGGACGGAACCTCCTTTAATACACCAGAATAACTTTAACTTTGAAAGGTTAGACGTATGGAAATTTATGATGAAAACCAGAATCCCTGGTTTACGAAAGATCGTTCAGAAACAGCATCAAACAGGTATCCAACAAAAACATTACCAAATGGTATAGTTGTAGAAAACCCAGGACTTGGGTTAAATGTTTATAGAAATGTTTTTAATAAAGATGATGCAGATAGATATATTAATATACTTGAATCAAATTTAGACGGAACAAAAAGATATAAGTGGTCAGAGGCACAAGTGACAAATTCTACAACACCAATCAAAAAAGCAAGAGATGCTGTAGACTTTAAATATAAACAAGAAAATCTTGGTCCTAGAGATGAATTTAATAGCGAACTTATTGATCTACACGAAGAAATTTATCAAAAGTTAAAGTTTTGCATAGATGATTATGCAAGATATTGGGGCATCAATGTAATTTATTATGAGGCTTTTAACTTTGTAAAGTATGAAGGCGAAGGAAAACACTTTAATATCCACGCAGACCACGGTCCAGCATACAATGCAACTGTTTCTGCTGTTATCTATATCAATGAAGATTATGAAGGCGGAGAAATACAATTTCCAAGATTAGACGGCTATACTCTCACACCGAAGGTTGGAGATATTGCTGTATTCCCATCTAACTACATTTATGAGCATGCATCTCTTCCAATGAAGAGCGGTACAAAATATTGTGTCGTTATCATGACTGATATTAATGAGTTAGGCCATAAAAATGGCTTCTGAGTCTAATAAAATATCCTTTAAGTCATACCGCCCGTGGTTAACAAAAGAAAGTAAATCTGCTCCAACACCTACACAAAAAGAAATACCACAATGGTATAAGGATGCAGATAGGTTTGCCAAAAATCCAATAAATGGAGAATACTATAAAGCGCCCAAAGAGGTTTGTCCATTTCCAAAACCTGGAACTATAGACGATTATGGAATGATTCCAACATGGAAAGCATGTCCAGCAATCATGGATGCTTTTATTACTGGGTATGTTTTTAGAACTCCATGTGATATTAAATTTACTAAAAACAATAAAGGGTCTTTAGATTTTATAATAGATAGTCCAATGTATAAAGATTTTTGTACATTTAGGCCAGCGATGCCACAATTTGAACATCCACAAGGATATTATAAAGATCACTTTGCCTGGATGCCAGACTGGGGAATGAAGTTACCAGATGGATATAGTGCTCTCTTCATGACACCAATGAATAGATTTGACCTACCTTTTATGAATACTACGGGAGTAGTTGACTCAGATAAGGTTGAATTACTTGGTAGTTTTCCATTTTTTATTATTGAGGGATGGGAAGGAACTATTCCAGCAGGAACTCCATATCTACAGGTACTTCCATTTAAAAGAGAAAACTGGGAGCATGAAATTGAGATATTAGATTCATCAAGCATATATGCTAAAATAGTAGACAACGCAAATATTTATCGCCAGCCAGATGGCGGGGTATATAAAGATAAAGTTTGGACAAGAAGAGAGTATAGGTAAAAGGAGATATCATGTCAACCTGGACAGATAAGGAAACACTGGGGTTTGGAATTACTTGCTATAGAAATGTAATTAAGCCAGAATTAAACATCATAGAAAGATTAGAAAACATTTTGGGTTCACCAGCACCATGGGGTGATTTATCTCCAGAAGGAAAGCCTTATCACTGGCTACCAGCATATGTAGGGTATAAACAGTTAATGCCAGAATATCGTGATTGTTATGATTTCAAATTTAAAAAGACAGATATCGAAAATGATAAAAGTCAAGACTCACTTTTGCTTCAACAATTATGGCAAGATGTTTATGATGTGCAGGCTCCAGCAGTAGATGATTATCGTAGAGATTATAATATTATGCCATTAAAATATTGGGAATCATTTAACTTTATTAAATATGGTCCAGGACAACACTTTAAAGAACATCATGATCATGGATTTTCATATAACTGTACAGTATCTCTTGTAGCATACGTAAATGATGATTATGATGGTGGAGAACTATACTTTAGATTACAAAATTTAAACATAAAGCCAAAGGCAGGAGATTTATATGTATTCCCTTCAAACTTTATGTATCCACATCAAGCAATGCCAGTACACTCTGGCACTAAGTATTCTATTGTAACAATGCTAGACTATAGTAGAAAGTATCATACTCCAGACATGTATGATCCAAAATGGGCAGATGAATAATGTTAAACATTTCAGTTGAAAAACTACATGGATGTAATTTTGACATTCAGCCAATGTCTATTAAAAGAGACTGGATGGATTTAACATCTGAAAAACATGCATATAGATGTTTTCCTGTTACACAAGCAAATGTAGTTGGGTGGAACCTTTCTTGCAAAGAAGATATAGTATTTTTTTGGGATGGAATTAATGATCAAACAGATCAACATGTTAAAATTACTAGTCCGCAAGGATCGTACGCTGGTAGAGGACAATCATCAATAAGTCTTAACACTTCTTTAATTTTTAGAACTGATCCAGACATAAGTATTTTAACCATTAATCCAGTTAATTACTTTAACGATGATTTTGAAACAATGTCTAATTTAATAAGTACATCTTTTTATGATAACCCTCTACCTTTAGCGCTTAAAGCAAAAAAGGCAAATCAGGAAGTTGTTATAAAGGCTGGAACTCCGATTGCAACAATTATTCCGATTTCTTTAACTAACCTTAACAATACAACGGTTGAGATTATAGCCTATAATGATCCAGATCAAAAAAGACAACAGGCCAATAGGGAATACGGTGATGCAGCACAAGAAGTTAACTCCTCTGGTCAGTGGACAGACTGGTATCGTGAAGCGGTAGATGAAAAAGGTAACTCTGTAGGATCTCATGAGGTTAAAACTTTAAAATTAAATGTAGTAGATAGATCAGGGTTATAATGAGCGATAAACTAAAACCAAACCACACAGATATTGTAAATGAATATATTGCTAATGCAAAAGCCCAAAAAATAAATCATTATATTATTACTGTATCCAGAGATGGTGAGTCCCCTGTTAGATCTATCATTTCTTATGACAATATTATTGATGCAGTATCAGGATATGAAATGTACCAGGATGCTGGATTTGCAAGATCACATCTTACCGTATCCCTGTATGAACCATCTGGAAAAGTAAATACAAAGGTATTAAAAAGAAATCAGGCTGGAGATCCATCTTTTGTAAGACAAAACTATATAGATGTTACTAATGCATTGTTAGAAGTTAAAGATAAGTTATCCGAAAAGGATTTTGAAGTTTTATGTAATAAAATAGGCACATCTTTTGGCAAGGATAACTGGAGATTTAATATTGAACGATTTTTTGATAATTTAGGTATAAAGTCAAAAATACAGGGGTAGCACCCTGTGATATAATTATTATTATGAAACCAGAAGATGCAGTCACAGTATTTAGAAAGCCATCAAGTACCCCTTCAGGTTTTTTTGGGAGTGGCCCAGAAAATATAATTGAATTAGAAAATTTTATGACACAAGAAGAAGTTGACTTTTTAGACAAGGCAGCACGAAGCATAACTATTTGGGACGTTACCGAAAGTCATAAAAATGAAAATGGAACTGTAATCTATGATGCAGAGTATTGGAAGGATAGAGTTGCCAGTGCTCCATCTTTAAATCAAAATGATCCAGCAATTGTTCCAGTCATAGTAGGCCTATTCAATAAGTTACAACCAGTAATTGAAAAATTTTTTAATGTAAAAGTTCAGCCTACAGGACAAACAATTGTAAAGTGGAATCCAGGACAATTCCAAATGCCACACGCAGATAAAGAATTACATTCTGGCCCAGACGCTGGGACACCGAATGATTTTCCAAATTATGATATAGCAAGTTTATTTTATATAAATGATGACTACGAGGGTGGAGAGTTATATTTCCCAAATCAAGGAATACAATTTAAGCCAAAGCGTGGATCCGCATACTTTTTCCCAGGAGACATGAACTATGTTCACGGAGTTACTAAAATTAAAAACGGAGTCCGATATACTTGTCCGTTCTTCTGGGAAATTCTAGAGCATACTGGAGAAGTGAAGCCAGATTTTAATAAAAAGTATCACAGAATTTTTCCAGATGATGAGTCAATTAAAGCATGGGATCCAGAAAATGGAATTAGGAGTTAGACATGAATCTAGAAAATAAAAATAGATTAACAAAAGATATAGTTTTTTATGAAAACTTTATCGACCCTGAAACTGCTAATAAACTTATAAAGGTTTTAGACAAGCATGCAGAACTTGGGACTATTAACTGGATGCCTATATCTTTTTATGAATCTTATTCTTCTGTTTTGCCACAAGATAATGATGAGCATGTAATTGCTGAAGGATTACCTGCTGATATTTTTACACAAATTAAAAATGGAATTATAAATGCCGTTGCAAGCGTTCATGATTTAGATCCAAAAATAATTTCTCAAATTGGGTATCATACTCAGAAGTGGGAGCCAGGTGCTTATGCTAGGAAACATTCTGATAATACTGATGAGCATGGACATTCTGGAGCATTTACTAGAAGTAGATATGCTGCATTTTTATATTTAAATGATACTTTTGAGGGTGGACTTTTAAATTTTCCAGATCAACAAATAACCATAAAGCCTAAAGTGGGAATGCTTGCTGCCTTTGACGGGGGATTTAACAATATGCATGAAGTAACCTTAATACAAAGCGGAACCAGATATACAATCGGTTCTTTTTGGGATGATCGTGAAGAAGATGCATACCCACAAGAACTAAGAGATGCTTGGGCAGAAGAAATGAAAGAGACAAGAGCAAAGCAAGAAGTTGAAAGAGCAGAATGGCAAGAATTATTGAAAAAAGGATATAAAATAGATCAAGAGGGTAATCAATACAAGGTGGAAAATTAATATGTTATTTTTAGAAAAAGAACTTAAAGATAAAGGATTTGAGACAGAGCGGGTTCTGGGAGAAGTTCTTATTGTCCGCAACTTTGCATCTAAAGATGAATTAAAAATGATGCTTGACATTATTGAAACAACACCAAATGAAACTTGGTTTAAGGCGTATAGAGAAAGTCTTAAAAGATTTTGTATGGAAAAATTTGGTAGAGATGATGTAGAAAATTTAGTTGCCGAGGGTAAGTATGAAATTACGAAAGATTGGGATGATAAAAATCTTGACATAGGGCATAGCCCAGTCTCTCATCAACTACAAGATAGAATGCATAAACTAATTTCAATAAATAATTCAGACTTAGAATTAACTGGCTTTGCTACATTACAAAGAATGCAAGAAGGTGTTCAATTAAAATCACATACAGATCAACATACTGACCCCTCAATTAGATATGCTGCTATACTATATATTAATGATGACTATGTAGATGGAACTCTTTTCTTTATGAACAAGGAGAACTCAGACTTAAGACCAAAGCCAGGAGATCTACTTATATTTCCAGGAAATGAGGAGTATGAGCATGGAGTTAGGCATGTAGGAGCAGGACCAATCAGATATGTTCTCGTAGGCTTTATTAAGGTTAAAGGCTTTTACGAAAACAATAAATATTAAAGGAGCAAAAATGAATAGAGAAGTATTAGAAGAAAAGGTTTACTATTACACAAATGTAATTGAGGACCCAAAGAAACTTGTTGAGGCAATTGAAAAAGATAATGCTGATGAGTGGGGTGAGTGGGCTGCTTGTAGCGGTCAACATTATGTGTATGGAACAGACAAGACTATTGCTCCTTCAGAAGGTACTGATGAAAAGAATGATTATATATATAAAACCTTGCAAAAAGCATTTGATGATGTAGCAAGAGATTATGCCAAAGCACAGGGTATAACAGAAGAGCCAAAACTATTTCCAATGTACCCTATTAAGAAATATATGGCTGGAACTTTTATGGGTGCACATTTTGATCAGCAAGAAGGTGATGAGAGATTAAAGGTCTCTTTTGTTATGTATCTTAATGACGACTATGAGGGTGGAGAAATTTCATTTACAATAAGAGATCCTCAAGGTCCTATTCAGGGTGGAACTCCTGATTCAGATTTTGCAAAGGCAGATCCCTCAACATATCACTTTGCAGTTAAACCAAAGCCTGGAAGTATTATTGTGTTTCCACCATCACCACCTTATCATCACACAGCACATTTAGTAAAGAGTGGTTATAAGTATATGGTTCCACAACACTGGATTCACTAAAACTATAAACCTCAATAATAACATTAGAGTTTTCTAAAAACAAAAACTCTGGTATACTTAAGCAATTAGAGTTTTCAATTAGGAGAAATACATGTCTGATTTTT